ACTTCTGTCGGTATAATTGACAAGAGCACATCCCTCAAGCTCTTTCGATTTGTAGTCTCACCTCCTTGTATATTATAATTGTATCTAATGTTATATTCTGCACAAGATGATTGATTATTAACCAATTGACTGACACCTCTTTTACGTTCCCAGACCAATGGTCCCAACTTTTCAAGACCACTTGCCGGTCCTGTCAAAGGGCCGTCAGTCAAATTTGAAACGGCCAATGAGTCGACCTTGTTAGTGACATTCTTCAAAGATTGTTGGTCGGTTACACTATCGTCAAACGCGTCCATGATTAATCAATTAACTGCTACGATATTTATTTGCATCTTAAAACCCGTCATACCTACCATGTTTGAAATAAATCGTACTGCTATTATTATATTCGAATTCATTAACGGTTCTCCTGACGCCTCTATTATTCCGTGATATTGAAAATTTATCTGTTTTATTGTCGCTATCGCTATAATGGGCCTTCTTTTTCAAGTTCTTCTTTTGCCTTCTGGTTATTGTCTCTTCCATGCCGGTATAGTTATTAAACCGCTTCATGTTTCCGGGCTTAAGTGTTCGCTTGGGATTAGCATACGTATGCAAATAATCAGCAAGCACTTCAACTTCTCCAACAGTTATGCTATAATGGCTCGAATTTGCATATATGCCTTGTTGATAATGTGTTTGGTTCTTATAAACTCCTGTCAGTTGATCTTTAACACCCAAACGTAACTCTTCATGCCTTGCATTATCTGTCTCTAACTTGCTTGTCAAACGGGCAGCTAATCTGGGGTAATCTGGGTAAATGCCATATGAATCGTATAAGAAACCAATAAAAGTTCCGACATCACCAATGTCTTGTTTAATGTAACTACGCTTATGAATCTGCTTACAATCTTGAGCAACAACACCTATATCGTCACCTTTAAAGAAGAACGCCAGCATACCTTCAAATTGGTAAGCCGTCAAAATCTCCGCAGCTGAATGTTGTGAATTGCTGCTTGTCGTATTTGCTGCCCCAGATGTGTACGTGTCTACTGTCATCGTCGCAGCATCCATTGTCTTCACTTTCCAATTCTTAGTATTGTCACGCATTATTCTTGAAATGTCAGAAGGAAAGCCAAGCTCCTCATACAATCTTGACAACGCCAAGTCGAATGCTCTTCCTCGAACAGTGTCCTGTTGTGTTATGTCAAAGCTGTAGCAGTAATACCGTGCGCCCACTTCTCTTTTACTTAGCATCTCATCAGCTCCTTCAATGAACTCCATATCATTTTCACCCATGCAATATCTAAATTCAGGCTTAAGCAGTTTGTGCCACAAATCATCAATGCAACCAACTAATGGACCGCAAATCTGGTTTATTTCTTTACTCTGTGCACTTACCATTTGTCCACCTTTAATATACGCGACATTGTTTTCTTCCTTGCCCATCATATTGCAATATTTTGACCCAGGATCAGTTTTACACTTAAGTTGTTGTTTTGGAAAACATTTGATTTCTGTTGCTGAACTCCCGTCACCATACACGCCTGTAGTAGGATACAATGGCTTCGCGGCGATCTTCACAATATTTTCAACCATTTTGATTCCATGGTCTGTTTTCGAAAAAGATTCGACTACACCTTTCTTTATCATACTTTTGAGGGCTCCATACAATTCATTCGCTCTCGTTTCGATTTGGGCTTTCGTAATCCTTTTCAATGGCACCTTGCCGTATCTTTCCACCATCGTATTAATAGTGTGGTTCACAGATGTTTGTTGCAACAATCCTCTATTCTTTGTGGCCCGAACTCCAACAGTATCTTTGAACCTATTGTTTGCCAAATTACGACCGCCTTTAATATGTATGTCAAATTTTGGGTGCAAATCACCTCTGTCGTTGTTTCTCATTGTCTGCACAACCAAATCTCGTTCTTTATCGAATATTCCGTTTTCGACTGGGGTAACTTTATCAAGAATTGGTGTTAATCTTGTAGAAGTATCAACCATATCACTGACAATAATTCTCTCTTCGACTTTCTGCGCATCTATTCCTTGATCAAAATCCAATGTTCTCTCGTCGGTAATTTGTACTCCAAACATATTTTGATTGACCTCATATTCGAATGGGTATGTCGCAACCATCCGCATAGATTTGTCTCGCATGTTTTCGCAATCTTCGTTATTGACATGTTCTCGGTGTGCCACGAACTGGTGTTTTCCTTTGCAGTTGTTTGATTTACCTTTAAAATCAGCTCTCTCTGCTGCCAATTTACTCACCAAAGCTAATTCCGCTGCCAATGGCTCTTCTGGTTTAATCTTCAACTTATCAGGTTCATATAGTCACCTATTGGCATCATACTCTACATCGCTCGATATGTACTTGACCTCTTTTGCTATTCGATTGACCCTACCAACTTTCAATTCTTGTCTACCACCAACAATAAAGCAACCGTGGTCAAAACGCGGAACGTCGATCAAACTCTTTTGCCCTGCAGTTGCAAAATACAAATTCAGTGCTCGCGTGTGTCTTGTTAAACCAACTATCTCCTGGCCTGGCACTTGCAACAAACCTTTTCCTGTGCTGCTCAGGAAAATATTATATTCGTCGAAGCGTACGCCTTGCACTTTCTTTACCGTGGGGTATTTCATCGCATAGGCGTGTTTCTTGTCAAAGCATGCACCCCTGACGCAATCAATGGTGTTTTCGTGTTTATCACAATCTGGTATGCATATCGGTGGTGGTCTCTTCCCGGTTATAATTCTGACACTATCTACGATCGTACTTAATGTTTTGGTTTCTTGACGTTCCCACTTTTTGTTCAAATACGAAACGACATCGCAGGGTGTATTTAATGCAATATTAACGCGTGGTATATCATCACTGATCAAAGTGTCTGTAAGCAAAGGCATTCCAAATGATTGATTTTCATCTCCAGCTTCATTTTGTTGATCATCGCCAATGCAATATTGTTTCTCAGACAACATACATATCACTGCGAATGCCCTTGGGTCCATTAAGTATACTTCGTCTAAATAAACAACGTCTACTTTCTTTCCGTATCGTTGTATATGGTTTAGCAAACCAAGAATACCACCCGCCACTGTTTTAACTCTATTCTTGCACAGGCCAATTTTAGAGTTCTTATACTCTGTACCTAAGTCTTTCCCAGGCACGATCACTCTAAATGTTCCACCATCAATTTTATCATCATGACCACGTTCGACGAGCTCGCACTCCCTGTCATAGGACACAACACGTTTTGCTCCGACAGCGTGTGCTGCTTTAATTTGCTCGCGCATTCTCGTCGTTTTACCACTGCAATATGTCGCCCTCTGGATGAATGGTCTTACAACTATATCTTCTAATTCGTCACGATGTTCTTCAATGTACGTCTTAAGTTGGTGTCCCATGCATTTGTGAATTTCATAAAAGACTTCTTTCTTATTGCACATTTCATGTTCATCTGCAAAACCTAATATTTCGTTTATATCTTCACTAGTGTATTTCTGTTCAACAGGTGCGAAAGTACTTTCTGGAATTTCATACTTTATGCCATTTATTCTCCTCACTTTGTGTTCGACTCCGTCACTCGTGTATTTCTCCTCGCTCTCATAGACATTCAGAACGAAACCGTGAAAATTCAAATCCTTGTAACATTCATGTTCTTCTAAATCTACGATCACAATTCTATTGCAAAGCCATTTTTCACCTTTAAGTAATAACAAATTAACGAGGTCGCTATAAGCAAATTTTGTCCAATCGTTCTCATTTTCAGGTTCACCGTGATAGTATGGATGCAATCTAGAATAATAGCATGGGCTGTTACGTTCAATCCCACTCAATGACGGTCTACCGAATTTCCAAAGCTGTTTCTTTATTGAAAATATTGCGTCATTTTGGAACTTTTCTTTACCGAACAATTTCATACCGAGTTCCTCGTACGTTGGTGCTGCATACACTTTGTTGTATGTGTCGCCGAGAATCTGAGTCGGCACCGTCTCTATCATTTCGGGTGTCTCAACTTCCTGCTCTGATCCACTACTGACAATATCTTCAAATTCATCTACATCTGTAGTGGTCTCTGATGAGTTGTCACTTTCTGTCTCGTCACCGCGACATTGCTCCATTAACGTGGAATTGACATCTCTTGCAAAATGTTGCACTTCAACTTCGTGAACGCCCGCATTGCTCTCTTCATCTTCAAAGAATTCGTGAATTGCCTCATTGTCTGACTCTGCGCATTCACGACGTATTTCTTCTTCACATGCCATATTATATTGCCGGTCCATTTCTTGGACGAAACAATGATATAATATGTTATCTGGTATACAAATGCGTACTTCCAACTTTCTGTATTTCAACTTGTTTTGCAGAAAATGTGGTAATAATGCAGAAACGGTCTCTTCCACAATTTCTAATTTTGGGTACGAAAAGATGCCCCCAGAAATCACTGGTGCAGCGACTATTATCTCTGTGTCCAAAGTGCTGTTTTGCTTTACGATGTCAAATATTGAACCATATGCTCTGGCTAGCAATTCCGACCTGTCGGCGGCTTCTTCGTTTATTCTACAATCAGGCCCGACTGTTAAAATGACATTGCGCTTGCCAAATTCTCCGACATTACATTGGATGAGCTTCGATTCTGCAACATCCACTTTGTTACCGCTCCAATTTTCTTCCACTGCGTTGCAAGCTTTAGCAAATGTGGGATCTTTCCAAAACTGGCCATGGACGCCGCCCCCTGCAGTCAGACTTTTATTTGCGGCATCAACATAATAGTCAGCGTCCTCTTTAAACAAATCTCCATTTACGACCGTCAATCCTGCAACACTGTGACTTTCTGGTTCTTCGACAATGTCAAACAATCCTTTCGACTTAGGCTCTTCTCGCATCTCTACAGCTTCTTCCACTGACGAATCGTCACTGCTGATTTCGGCCTCAGGTAATTTTGTGACTGTGCTGATTGTTGCTGGCACACTAGCATTTCCTGACGTAATACCTTTAGAAAAATTCGGTGGTGGCGGTCTTGGTGGTGGTGCCACAGGCACTGGAACTATCGGGCTTAGTCTAGGATAGACTCTATAAATGCCTTTTGTTGGTTTAAATGGGCCCATTGTTGCCCAGACTTCACCAGGCGCAAATCTACTATGGTCCCATAGTGACCAATTGTTATTGAACAGCTCACTGTACAACTCACCCCAATGACCGGAATGCGAACTGTAATTAAAATTTTGCAATTTAATTCTAGCACCTTTAACGCAGTGTTGTCGGACATTTTTCAATATGTTTGCTTGATTTCTCTGAAGGTGTTCGGGATCACATGAAAAACCAACATCACCAATTATAAAATTGAATCTTTCTTTCGAAACACACTTTGGGCAATGTAAATTTAACCCTTCGATGAACTTTTGATTCTTTATTTTATGTATGACCATATTAGTGTTGTTGTAGTCTTTAATCCCGTGGGTGATTGTGGCTCTTCTCAAATAACCTGTACAATACTTATCCTTCAACCAATGTTCTCTGTCGTTCATTGGGTACGCAGCTCCATTCAATACTTTCCCATGAATTCCTTTGGTCATCAGTTTTGTCTTCTCGGTGTTCTTCATTGTTTCGTCACGCAAATATTTGCCGTCTGAATCTAAATCACATTCTCGGGTGCAAACACTTCCCTTACCGTACATGGTGTGAGGCATGCCATGCTCGCACACATCTTTCGAAGTCAATTCAATTACTGCGTGCATCATACCAGCGGATGTTTTGGTGAATTTAATAGGCAATTTGTTGACGTCGATGCCTCTTGTCTGTGCGAAAGCAACACATTGCGCCTTCGTGGAATAGGGCGCGAGTACAGGTGTGATGTCTTCACCAACGAGTACTTTCCAGCAATGATGAAAGCAATATCCATCGTTTGTCGATTCTATGACAAAATCTTTAACGGTCCTCCATTCCATTATGTCATTTAACTTCTTCCTTGCTGTAACTGTCCTCATTTCTTCCGTAACGACACGTCCAGTGCCTACTGCACGCCTATAGATCTCAGCCTCTTTGCTATCGCCGTGTACCGCTTTTGCGAAGCCTCTTAAACCGTTATGTGTTAGCTCGTTGGTCGTATTTGTTTCAATTACGCTCGAATCCCACAACAGTTTGACCTTTTCCCAAAGTGACACATCGTCTTTCTTCTGCATCAATTTCACCATTTGGGCGATCCCACCAGTGTGCTGTCTAACAACTAGCGACTGTATGAAAATGCTGGCAACTAAATCACCAAAAGCCTGCGGTTCCATATGATATTGAACTTGAATTTGGGTAGAGCCAATAGTTATTGCGTGCATCATGGATTGCAAAATTATCCCAGGTTGTTGTCGTTGGACGTCATTATCTCGTCTATTTACCATGTGTGTCAACACTGCTTCATGCATTCTATCTGGCACGTATATTGTTTCACACTTTTTCAACAGACTGATTATATCTTTCTCAGTCCTACGCAAAAACCATTTGTACAATCTCCCGCTGTTAATGGCAGGTGAAATTCTCGTTATCACCGACATCACATTGAGCACGGGTGTATACCCATACGGGCATAAAGGTCTGTAGGTTGTCAACGTACCACCTTCTTCAGTTCTAATCACTTTGATTATCACAACTGGACCAAACCTCTTGTATTGCTCAAACACCAAGTTAAAATTACGTGGTGGAAAAGCGTTACGGCCATCCAAAATACTCGCAGTAACCCATTCTTCTAGGGTTTTCTTCTTGTGAGTATAAGGTAATGAATTGTCATTGAGAAAACCCATTGTCATTTCATCGCCATGCCAAGAAAGATTGGTCTTCTTGTTCAATTTCCAGTACATGTCGTATTCTGGAATATCAACACTTGCTGTAAATGCTATCGGTGGCGGTAATAGCATTGCTGTGTACAGCACTTCGGTTCCATGATTCTCAAACACTCTGAACATGTCAATTGGTCTCATATCATGCAAACTAGCGTTCGCTATCATAACGCGCGCTGGTACTGTACACTTTTCAACGCCTTGATTACAGGATCTAATCCCATTGGTCAAGGCGTTCATCGCGAGGACATTGCCTCTGCGGTTTACCAAAGCATCTTTGATGCGGGCGCAATCACGAGCGTCCCTTTTCATACAAAAGTGCTTTTGACTATTAATAGTCATTTGGTCGCGCATATTCGGTCCTATTTCAACGTCATAGTTCTGCGCATAGAGCAATTCTTTGGCAAGACCCAATGCTGTTTCGCATATTGGGTGCTCATTCTTGCTATTAAGCGTGTTGTTTGGGTCGACTTTAATTATTCTCGGTGAGAAAATTATGTTAAGCCGTTCCAACATGCTTTCAGAGACGTCGTATTGCAAAATAAATGCATCTCTGTCTCTAGCTTGGTATCTTTCGAAACCATGCTGTCCCACTTCGTCCCGAAGGTCGCTACTCGTTGGGTATGAGTTAGCTGAAGCATTGTTAACTTTATTGTTATCAAATACTACTAATGGTCCTCTTTGTGCGTTCTCCATTACTGGTTTACTCACTAGGGTTACAAGCCATAACAATTACTCCCGTTTTACTGGGTTGTCGTGGCTGTGAAAATAGAAGGTTGTTCCTCCGTTT